CATGATCTTCTGGTATATGTTCTAATACATCTGTTGAAATAACTAAATCAAATCTATTATCAGGCTTTGTACTAAATTCTGGTACTGCTGGGTCATATTTAGATGCGTTCCATGACTTAGGGTGGTTTTGTGCTTTACCACAGCCATAGTCTAATATGGTTTTAATTTGTTTAGATTTTATTATCTCGTTAATATTGGAATGTATTTAACAACAGTTGTGCCTCGCCATTTCTTATCGTTTTGATGAATAAGTTTAGCTTGTTCAATGTAGGTATCGTATAGGCTCATTTTTTTCTAGGCTTATACTTTTTAATAGCTTGTGAGATGAATATGTTTTTATATAGAGAAACCTTTTTGCCAAACTTCTTATCAGCTTGTCTTTTAGCTGATTTATATGCTTTAGATTTTTTATTAAAAGATTTAGGCTTTCCTAATTTCTTAGGTCTAGGTTTAGCAAAAATAGGTTTCTTCTTAGCCATTATTTCTTCTTCTTCTTTTTCATTTTAGATTTCTTTTTTGGTGGACGACCTCTAGTCTTCCCGTATGTTCCTTTTCCCATTGGCATAATAGACTCCTATTTGTTTGCGTTTCTCATTATACTGGCCAAACTCTCACATCTTTTTGTGGTTTGTTTGTGCCATATACTATCTATCATTTCTTCACTAGCTTTTAAATAGTTTTGTTGTTTTATTGCTTCCCACATCTTTTTAAATTTCATTACTCGTGGTTTGCCTAATTGAAAACACATTTCAACGATTACACCAAATACAATGTGATTGTGTTCTATACCTCTTAATAATTCTCTAGCTGAATCTAATGCTATTTTAAAATCATTATCAAAAACTTCTTCAAGAGTTTCTTTATCATAAGTAACACCCTCAACAAAGTTATCAGAGGGTAATACAAGATGCCCATAACCAATAGTAGCAAAGCCCAAGCTATCGGAATACACAGTATCCCTATACCCCTCATGTTCTTTAATTCGCTGTTTAATTTCTTCCATATATTATTCTTCCAATGTCGAATGACATTAAGAGACTTGGTAATCATTATTCTTTAGGATTATCAATTTTGATTTGTGATATTCTAGCTTTCCAAGATTCTATTCCATTATCGTAAATTTCTTCAAGTTGGCTTTCCCAACTTCCATATAATTTTTTTCTAGTAGCAATTATTTGTTGATTGTTTTCATAAGTTTGTGCTTCTGATTCTAAAGCATCTAATTGTGCGTCAGTTGGTTTAGTAATATCTAAATTCCATTCTTTTATATACGCACCTTGACCATCATCTTGCAATAATACATCATTTAAAAAATCTACTTCATTAACTGAATTAGCTTTGCAGTATTCTTTTATTTTTGTACTTAGTTGTGCCATAGTTTTACTTCCTTAATATTGTTATTCCGTCATTTTAAATATGTGCATAGATGCTTGTTGGCTTTCAACTCTTGGTGTTCCACTTGTTACATCAATTAATGCTTTACCTTCAATATAATCAGTTGAGCCATTCATTTGCACTATTACATTTGTGTTCATTTGATCATTATAATTAAATCCATTTGTATCCATATCTCTTTGTCCTGTAGCTCCAGTAATACCAGACCCATTTTTAAAAATTTTAATTTGAAATTTATCAATACTGTTATCTGCAGTTGTTCCTATTCCAACATTTAAAGATACAAAATAATATCCAGAAGTTTGTGGAGTAAATCTATATGTGCTTGTGTCAAATGCACTTGCACTATCTACATTTTCAACATTGAATTGAATTGTTGTTAGTGTATTATCACTTAAACTTTGATCACCATTTCTATACACAGAAACATAAGGTGCAGTTGTTCCACCAGCAACATCATCAAAACTTAAATTACCAGAACCATCTGTTTTTAAAAATTGTCCTGTTGTTCCATCTGATGTTGGAAAATTTAAACCATCTAAAACTAATTTTCCTGTTCCTTTTGGTGTTAATTTAAAATCAATATTTGTATCATCTCCTGTAGCAGAAATTTCAGGTGCATTACCTGTTGCAGAATTAGTTACAGTTACTTCATTAACTGCACTTGCTGTTTCTGAAAATTTAATTAATTCTTCTGTACCATTACCAATAGCATTTCCATTAACATCTAACATTCCACCTAATTGTGGAGATAAATCATTTACTAAATCTGCTGAAACAGTTGAATCTAACCAATTAACTGTGTTAGCTGAATAGTCTAATTGTGCTAAAGATATATCATCTGTTCCATCAAAGAATTTTAATGTTGGATTTGTTGCATTTGTTGTGTCTAACCAAACAGTTCCAGCAACTGCTGAACTTGGTCTTGATGTTCCTGAATTAGATGTATTGATAGCCTCTAAAGTAGAGTTTAAATCACTACGAAAAGAGGGAAAAGATTGGTTTTGAATTAAATAATCGCCTTGTGCCATATCGTTCTTATACTCCTTTTAAAAGCCTTTTGCAATATAATCAAAGGTACGACTTATCGCTGTACCACCTGAATTTTTAAATGTTAAGTCGAAGCCATTGATAGTCTTGTTTTCTACTAAAAAGAAATCTCCAGTAGCAAGGTCTTCGCCTGTAACTCCAACAGCATAATTAACAGATTTGAATGGATTTGTAAATGTTACAGTATATGTTCCAGCACCAGAAGTTATATCATTTCCACTAAATATTCTATCAGGCATATCTATTGTTACAGATACTTGGCTAACAACAGGTGTAGATGCTAAATCTCTTGATGTTAAAAATACTCTAAATTTAAAATATCTCGCTGTATAGTTTCCTATTACAAAATTTTGGAAAGCTGTATAAGTTACATTATCATCTGAAGTTGCTATTTCTAAATGAGCATCACAGTTTGCTGGTGTATCTCCGTCAAAGTTAGATGTTGCAGAATCAAATAATCCTGTTCTATTGTCAAATAAATCGTCTGGGTTATCTGAACTTTGCGTTAATGATGCTGTAATTCTAGCTGTATGTTTTGCACCAATATCAATAACATCAGCAAATTCATAATTACCTGTTGCAAAGAAGTCAGCATTACTTGCACCAGAATCAAAAAATCTATCGGTATCATCATCAAAGTTTCCACTAGCTGAATCAAATAATTCTGATGAATTTAATTGTATTGAATCATCTACTAAAATTGTGTTTGTAAATGTACCATTAAAATCAGGGTGTTCAGATTGACTTGCTACTGCATTATGATTAACAACATCAGTTACATTTGAAATAATTGCAGTTGCATTAGAACTAAAGTTTCCTAGTTTATCTACAGCTTTGATAAGATAAGTTCCAGCCCTAGCTGGTACTGAAATTGAAGTTGCTGGTCTTGATACTTTAGAAACTAAATTAACTGAGTTTTGCCAATCTGCACTTCCATCTGTTTCTTCACTAAATCTTAATTGATAGTATGCTAAATCTAAGTCAGGTATTTGATTCCAACTTAAATGAGCCTCTTGTCCTACAATATTACATGAAAAATCTTCTACATCACTTGGTGGTGCAATAGCACCTATAATTGTTCTTTGTGCTGTTACATAACTTGATGAAATTCCAAGACTATTGACGGCCTTAACCCTTACATCATAAGTTTCTTGGTCAATTACATTTAAAACTCTATGAGTTAATCCACTACCTTGTGCATATATAATATAATCTGAATCTGTACTCCTTTTGTACTCCACTTGGTAATAATCAACAAATCTATCAGTAGATGCACCTATAGTTACATCTAATGCAACGATTACAGTTCCGTCATTGTATTCAATAAGTTGGTCATCTAAAGTAACACTTGATGGTGGCTGAATATTAAATGGATTAGGTAAATTAGTTGTTGGAACTGCTGTTGCTTGTGTTTTAGTAGCCCAAGTATAATGACTATCTTGATGCTCAACTAAAGATAATCCTATTGTAAAATCTTGATTAAATGTAATACCAATAACTCTAAAAGGTTTAGCACTAAAGCCCATAGAACTATGTGTGATATTTACAATATCTCCTATTGCTAAATCATAAGCATTAAAATTGATATTAAGACCTAAAGATAAAGCATCTCTTGATCTTCTTAAAATAACTTCAGCCATTTCTTCAGCTTGATATTTACTTGTTATTGTTGTGAAATCAAATCTACCCTCTAATAAAAATCCACCATCTTCTGCTTTCATTGTTGCGTGTTGATCTGCACTTGGTAATCCTGAATCATCTATTGGTGGAAATTGAGTTTCATTAACTTGAAAGTTTCTATCAGGGTCTACAAATCCAACTATAACTCTATTGTATCTTTCATTCTTAGGTGGTGTTGATAATGAATAACCACCAATAATATCATCTTCAGTTAATGTAATAGTTGCTGTGCCTGTTGTTTCTATAACAAGATTATATTTACCAGCATTATAAGGTAGATAACCTCTACAGCCTTTTAATAGTTCTCTAACATTTTCTATAATGTTTTTAGAAGTATCTAATGCTGTGTTTATATCAAATATATTAATATCATCTCCACCTGAATATGGAGTTACTTGTGTTTCGCAAATTACAGAAGCATCATAAAAACTTTGTAAATCTATTTCTGAATCTTGTAAGCCTTTTCCATATCTTGTATCTGTTAAATAATCTAATAAACACCATGCTGGATTAGTTTCATAAGTAGCTGATTGTTCTACTAAACTTGCATTAAATGTTCTAACTTTTTTACCTTGTATCTTTGCTTGTACTTTTGGAATACCTGTAAATGCGTCTTGATTCCATTTAAACCTTATTGCTAAATAACATAAACCAGATAATTTATGATTAGTTCCCCAACTAGATAATGTAGATAATAATGTTGATGCTGATTGACCATCAGTTCCATAATGAGGCTCAACTCTAATTAAACTTTCTCCGTCTTTATAAAAATTACTATCTCCACTATCTACTTCAACTGATGTACCATCTGAAAAGCTAGATGCAAAACTAACTACTTTATCATCTACTCTTATTTCTTCTATATCGTTTATCTCTCCCTCTGACATAACGATTGCCATATATAAATAGGTATTATCTGTTCCTGATGTTTCCATGAACACTCTAGTTCCACCTGTTAATCTTTCTCCATAAATTACAGGAATATTAGAGTCGTTAGATTGTTTGTTAATTAATAATCCTCTTTCAAAGTCATCAAATTGGTTAGTTCCAAAATCTTGTATTTCAGGAACTTTTGGTCTTAATGCCCAAGATATAAATAAAGTTATTCCTAAAGACACTAAAGGATTCATGTTTGTAAAGAATTTTGAAACTGAAGTTACTGCTTTTACAAATCCACCCATTATAACCAAGCCTCTTTAGTTGTTCTTGTTACAGTTCTAATAATTTTATTATCTTTAATTCTTATCCAGTTAATCTCTTTACCTATTCCGAATTGTTTAGTTAGAAATGACTTAGTCCACTTCATAATATTTTTAAGATTATATTTGCAGATTGTTTCTATATGCCAAAGATTATTACCTGATTTCCAATCTTTATTGTCTATCAATCCTGTTTGTTTAAATTTATTATGTGCTTTATCAGATAACAAACCCCAATTAGTAAATCCTATTAATTTGTTATTATCGTAATGTTTCTTAAATTGATTTAAAGATATGCTAGGCATAAGATAATTAATTAAATCATTATCTGAACAATCATCATATCTATTATAGTTTCTATAAAGAGAGATAATATCTTGCATTATGATCTACCCCATTTAATATCTTGTACTGTTTGAGATGCAAAATCCATACCAACATCTGTACTGAAGAATCTTTGTTGTGATGTATTGTTTGTTTTACGACCATTCTTTTTATTAAAGTCAGCCCAATGTGATACAATAGATAATGCTACTGTGCTTGATTTTTCTGTTTCTTGTATTTCAAAATTCTCGATATTACCTTTGTAAAGTAAAAAAGGGTCAGCAACTAAAGTATTATCATCTGCTAATAATCCTCTAAAAATACTA